CTCTGGCTTCGGTCAAAGAGCAAATGACACTGGAACAATCCTACTGAGCTTACCTAGCCCAGGTAAGGGATCACACCTCGGGAACTTGAGGCTTCACCTCTCTTCCCCACGGGACGAGCCTGTGGTTCTGTTTGGATCATCCTGCTCATTCGCAGGGGTGCTTTCCGCACATCTGAACTGCCTTTCAGCTAGTCCAGGATGGGTTTGTTCTAACCAAGAGGAAAACGGGGTGATGGTGCCTGCATCTAAAAGTTTGTGCAACACTTCTAGAAGTGTCTTGCCATCTACAAGACGTGGGTCACCACCAAGCCTAAAACTCTCTTGCACCAAGGAATCTAGGTAGGATTCCTCCATTGGCCACGGAAGCTGATGCTCCGCGTCCACTGGTATGCCTTCAGTTTGAGCAACATAGGTTGCCTTCAACAGAAGAAGACCATATTGCTTCAGCTGGATGTCTGGTTCGGCTCTGCCTAAGGCAGGCTCTACCTCTTCCAGGTACCATTGGTACCGAAGGTCAAGAGGGACCCCATAGGAGTCTCTCATCCAAGGACCGTCAATGACGATGCCTGGGACCTCCTTAAGGAGATCATAAACCTCCCGTTGCTTAGGTCTTAGGAAATACTTGGCTTGATCACCAAGTTGGGCCATGTAACTCATAAATGAGTTATCAGAGGGCTCAGAGTAATTTACCTTCTTCAGGAAAACCTGATCACGGGTAATTACCCTTCCTGCAAATTCGGCAACTCTGTCGGAGATGAGGGTTTTGGAGTAGTTGACTTCTCCTCCTAAACACTCAATCACCTTTGAGTACTCGTCGGAAAATTCCGATTTCAAGATCATATCGTCACCAATGGTGCGAAACTGATCGAGAATCCGATCGACAGACCAATGCATAGTCAAGTCATCCTCATTTACGCTAGAGGGTAACTGACTCCGGTTCCAGACTCTCTCCACAGCGACAATAGCCGCTGCGGCATTTGTCAGGTCCAGTAGTCCAATCGACGGAACTGTTCCCAAAGGATCACCTTGTTCCCACCTGACAGGCTTATCGAGGAATGAGCAAGCCCATTCGCTGCGACTTACCTCTCGAAAGTAGTCAACATATTCCTGGTATCCAGAAATCCGGGAGAACCCGAAGATTCTATCAACCAAGTTCAGGGAGACATCAAGATCAAGAAGATCCGATGCTGATGTTAAATCACTACCTGCCAAGGTAGTCCCCTCTTGGAGTTGGTTGCGAACCCACTCCATTCCACTTTCCTGGTCAAATATGCAACTTGACCTGAGGTGGCGTACGGTGGCCATATAGACCTTCCGTAAGGGATCAAGAGTAACCTGTACCACCCTATTAGGGTTGGCCACGATCCTGGCTTTAAGCTCAGGCTCTTGGATTACAGAGATCCGTCCGACGATCTTAGTATGCGGCCTATTCAGCTCTAGTTGGTAGCTGTTTCCAGCTACTTCTATGGGCAGCCAGTCCAACTTATCCTGATCTAACAGGAAGTCAAAAGTGGGCTGGGGCACACTTTCCCAAGATTCTTTGAGAATTTCTAGCGACTTGCCAATGTCTCCATTGGCGCGCTTCGTCCTCTTGCCCTCATGAACGGGACAACTCCCATTCATATCAAAGAGGGTAGGCAGTTTCATGTTTGGCATAGCGAGTGGCAACTTTTGGATTACGTAGGTCTTACTTCCCTTACGGAAATGCCTAGTACCCTCCAGTAATGCCTCAAGTTTCTGCCAATCTTGGCGAGAGTTACCATGGATTCCATGAAGGAATTTCTCCTTCTGGGCTTCCGACACGGTGTGTTCATAATAGACAGTGCTACATGAAAGCACGCCAAGTGCCTTGGCAACTGGCAGTCTAAACACCCAACCCCAGATCCCCACGGGGAGACCGGCTTTTGAATGCTTAAACCATTCCGGAGGCTCCGGCTTTCCAGAAAGACTCGTCTCGTACCATTGCCGTAAGGCTTTGATACGTTTGACTGTCCACTCGGGACCGTTTTCACGATCCCATTTCTGAACAATGTTCAGAATCTGGTGAGCTTGCTTCTTCGGAATACCGCATGCTCGAAGACCTCGACAGAGATTGTTCTGCGTGGATTTATCCATGCTTCTGTCCTCCTTCATAGGATGTACAGTAGGAACACTCCGTCTGGCTAACGACCAAGCGAAGAAGTAAGGCCCTGACTTTAGT